TTCAAGATGAACCGCCCTCCGGCAACAGTAAGGAAGCGAACCGCAGCCGGCACCCTCTGAGCCAAACGAAAACACCCAGGCCGCTCTCTCCTGGGTGCTACTTTACACGATATCATTATATTGTATGTTCGGTGCTCATTCTATAACATTTGTCACATGATTTTTTATCTTCTTCCTGTTCTTCCATCGCATACTTTAAATTGTAACGCATTTCCCTGTTGAAATCCATTAAGCAGACAATTTCCTGCGCCAGTAATTTTATCTCAGACTCATTGTTTGGATTCTTTGCAATATCCTTTATTTCTTCACATATCTGGCATACTCTTGCATATGTATTTGAACTGAATGTACTTATTCTCATATTAATCCCTCAATATATGCAGTTCTCAGTCTGTTCACATGCTGACGGCTGATGCCGACATGCTCACCGGTCTTTTCTTCAGACCAGCCAAGCGCATAATAATCCCTGATGATAATACGGAGCCGCCGGTCTTCGATTGCGTCCATGATCCGCTCAAACTCATCAAGCAGTGGCTGCAATTCCTTGCAACGGTTCTCGATCTTATTCAGAACATCGTCTGTGTCTTCCCGCTGCAGGATCGCTGCTTCCGGTTCATTCGTCCCGCGAGGCATCCCAGTCAGCTGCACAGCGTGCACAGGACGCGGTCCGCCGATAAACTGATTCAGAAACTTTGACTGCCGTTCAAGCGTATCAATCTCGATTACAAGCATTCTGTAATTTTCCAGCAGCTCCCGCTTTGTCATGATATCACCTCCATCAGGGTTTTGATTGTTTTGGATGTAGTCTGCTCTTGCCTGGCTGATTACTATATGGCACCGTCAGCGATCTATACAGCGACCTGGGCGAATAGGTAGCGCCGGCCTTCGGGTGTGCCTGCTGGCGTCTGGTTTCCCTGGCTTTTGACTTCTTCATGATCATTACCTCCTTTATTGTTGCCTTTAAGTCACTTACTTCGTTGACATTTCTTCACATTCTTTTCGGATTCCACACCATATACACATTGCTCCACCTGCTGAACCAACGACTTTGCACCTGTTAAAAAGTACCCGGCACATATTCTTCAGTTTGTCAGTTTCAGCATCTTCCTTCTTTTCCTCAACGGGCTTCAAAGGACAGTTTGGAAAGCGTTTTGTAAAAACATCGAAGCTGTATCCTCTGTTTTGTAACAACACTCTGCAAAACGGATAATCCCCACTATCATCCATAAATTTACAGGTTCCACAGGATTCTGGCATCATCATATCAATCTGAATCATTGTTAACCTCCAATTTTCTTAAAGCGTCATTTATTGTATTTCTTTCTAATTACCTTCACAGTGCCCAGGATGACCCCGATCAGGATCGCCATCAGCATGATACTCACGCCGGCCAGGATGGGACTGAGCACAGCAACCCAGTCCCAATCGATCACACCGCATAGTTTCAACACAATAAAGGCAATCTGCAGCAATCCGAAAAAGCCTATTCCGCTTCGACTGTTGTCCTTCATTTAGTCACCTCCAGTATTATCGGGCAGTTATCAGGCCGGTGATCTTCCCGTACGATGAAATACTTCCGCATTTCTTCACGAAAGCCGTTTTGCTGTGCCTTGAATTCCATCGCATTGCACATCATCATGCCTTCATATTCACCGGATGTAATCCAATATGAGCACGGACATTCCTCGCACTTCTTTGGTTCCGGTATATCAATAATGATCATGTGTACCTCCTGTAACTGGCTTTCACGTCGTCCTTGTTCAGAACTACGTATTTCATCGTGGTATCAAGTTTTTCATGACCAAGCACTTTCGCCACTTCCTGTATCGGCATCCCGTGCCTGGCTAATCCTGTCGCCAGCGTCCGCCGGAACTTGTGCGGATGCACATGCTCAACACCTGCCTTTTCCGCGAGCACCTTCAGCATAGCCCGTACGCCTCCCGGATTCAGCCTGTGTCCGCCTTTCCCGATGAATAGCGCCGGATTATTGTCCGTCCTGTTTTTCAGATAGTCCGCAAGGAGCATTCCGGCCACCTCATCCAGGTACACCGTGCGCTCTTTGTTTCCTTTTCCGTGAACGACGCATTCCAGAGATTCGAGATTAACCTGGTCACGGTTTAGCTCCGTAACCTCGCTGATCCGGCAGCCGGTGGACCTCAGGAAGTGTAATATTGCCCGGTCCCGGATATTCCCGCAAAACCAGTTCAACCGCTCAAGCTCCGCTTCCGTGTATGTCTTTTTCTCTTTCTTCGGCACCTTGATCACGCCCAGGTTCACGCACGGGTTCTTATCAATCAGTGATTCCCGCTGCAGCCAGTTGAAATACGCGCTGAAGATCTCCCGGTATCCTTCCAGCGTATTCTCACAGATCCCGCGCTCCTTCTCTTTTGATAAGTAGTTCCGCAAATGGTATACGGAAATCCGCCGCGTTGGCACTTTTGCGAAGTCCATCAGTTTACTGATCACATACACATACCGGTCAATCGTTTTCTGGCTCCGGCACTCGACCTTCATCGCGGAAACATAGCAATCCAGCAGGTCATCCTGTTCCGTATCGTTCGCCAGCTCAACCAGGTCGAACTTGTCCAGGATCGAATACCCGACAGTCTGCATCTTTTTCATTTGCTCAACCGTCAGCGTGTCAGACATGCCGGATTCCATCTGATTCATGAAACTCACTTTTGCATCAATCGTTGTGACCATCTCCTTTCTCAAAAGATTGCGCGGGGCCGGAATTGAACCAGCCGGCAGCGGCACGCCCCTCGGCTTGTTTACGGGGAGCAAACCGTCCTTTCTTTTTCCAAGCCTCCGGCACTGCCCCGTCTGGCCGCGCGCGGTCGTTAATTAATGTCGGAAATATCGCTTGGAGCATCTGGCAGCGGCATCCAATAAATCACGTTCTTTTTGTTCCATTTTCCGTCCCATGTGCAGCTCGGTGCTTTCATCACATGCGCGTTATAAATCGCGAAGTCATACCGGTAGTGAGCTTTTCCGCTGCTCAATATTACCCGGATCGCCAGCACAGACTTGTTAATGTGCTCAGCTCCCGGAGGATCCGTTATACCATCGTGCCATACTCCGTTTTTTATGCTCATAACTCTCCTTTCTCTGGCAACCAAGGCAACCAAGCAACCAAATTTTCTATATATTATTTCTTATATTTATTTTTTTATGATTTCTTGGTTGCTGTTAGTATCCAAATTGATTTAAAGTATTATTTAATAAGTGTTTGATGCGGAAACCAAAGCGGAAACCGACGGAAACCGACGGAAACCGAGTCACTTCCATAGGGCTGCAAAATTGTCTTTTCTGAATGACTTTTGCTTTCCCCATTTCGTTGTCAGCGGAGCTGCACAGCTTACCCATCCAGGAATATTGGTTATAATCTGTGTAATCTCAATACTGTCTTTCCGTGTCGGTTTACTTTCCTCAGGCTCATTCAGTGCATAATGCCATAATTCAATCACGCTCACGGTGGCGCCGGCGCGCTTTTTCTGTTCCTCTAAGTATTGTTCAATCGCGCCAATCCGCCAGTCATCTTCAAGTGCAGCCTCCTGGGCCGCCCGGATCTGATCCAACACTTCCTTCTTAGCAAACGGCTGCAGCTTCCCTTCCTTGTATAGGTGCACAGCCTCCGCCCATGCCTGCCGGATGTATTCTTTCACTGCTTTTTCATTGTCATACAGCTTATAGGCATAGCTCTGGACCTTCACAGGATAGAATCGCCGGTTCCCTGTCTTATCGGTCAAGAATTGAGGGTTGTTCGTTGTGCCCACAAACATGCACCGCCGCGGAATCGTCTGCACGTGCTTGCCGTATGGCGGCCGGTAGCTGTCTTCCTGGCTCGTAATGTAGGCTTTCACGGCCTCCGCCTCTTTCACCCTTGTCATGGCCATCAGCTCCGCAACCTCGCCGATCCACACCCCGCGGATAGCTTCAATTCCTTCTTTTCCGGAAATGGTCTTGATCTCCCGGAAAAACTGATCATCCAGATTCAGCCAGCGCACGATGGTACTCTTACCGGCACTCTGTCCGCCGATCAGCACGATCATGTCATCGAACTTGCACCCAGGCTCATAGGCCCGGTGGATCCCGCCGGCAAAGATCAGCCTGGAACACTCGCGGATATAATCGGAATCCTCCGCCTTCATGACATCGTGCAGGAAGTGTTCCACCCGCGGCTTCCCGTCCCATTCGAGCTTTCCGAGGATATCCAGCAGCGGGTTCACCCTGTGGTTCTGAAAGTAGATCGCCAGTGCGTCCGCCAGTTTTGCCTGGCTGTACATGCCGTAGTTTCCTTCAAAGTATGCCCGCGCTTCGCTTTCCCTGGCGTCGTTCCATTCCCGCCATGTTTTCCGGTACCGGTCAAAGTATTCCGGCTTGCCGGTCATTTCGTTCAGGCGGAGCTTATCGCCGTAATGGTTGGTGATCAGCGCGTAAAAGCTGTCAATCGTCGCCTTGATCTGGACTTTCTTTTCACCCGCCAGGAGGCTGACACTGCTTTTCCCGGTCTGTCCGTCCGTTTCGTCAAAGTCCGGTGTATTCAGCCCGCTCTCCGGGCCATTCTCCGCCATTCTGCCACCTCCTTTATCAGCGCTTCCGCTTTCGCTTTGCGTTCCTCATCGTATTCATCCTCCGCCTTCCACTGATGGAGGATGTCCCATTCCTTTGCGGTGATCTCCTGCGTCTCTTTATCCCGGATATCCTTAAACCGCGAAACCTTCCACGCTTGTTCCGCTTCAACCATCCGGATATACCGCTCGCAGTCTTCGGTCACAGCCTTTGCAAAGTTGTCCAGGGCGAGCTGGATCCGCTGCTTCTGCCGGGCTTCCTCCGGATCCTCATGCGGATCTGTCAGGCCCAGGTGCAGCGCTTTGTCAATCGCGCCCACCGCCGTCCGGAATCCGCAGTTTTCGTGTTCCATCACGAAATCAATCACAGAACCTCCGCGCCCGCAGCCGAAGCAGTGCCAGCCGCCTGTTTCCGAATACACCTTCAGGGACGGCGCTTTCTCCCCGTGAAACGGACAGCACATGAACCCGTGCCGCGTCCTGTACCCGTACAGGCTCAGGATCTGGTCCATCGTCACGCTGTCGCGGATCACCTGGGCGGCCCGTTTCGTGTTCACAGGTCATCCCTCCCGAAGTAGTCCGCCGGCAGCGGCTTCATCCCGTTCCTGTACAAGTCGCTGAAGGTATCAAAGATTGATTCCATCAGCCTGTGCCCCAGCGGGCAATCATACACCGGCCGAAAAGAGGCGGTCAGTTCGTTGGCCCAGTTGATCCACTGTTCCTCTGTTTCGATCACGATTTCCCGCCATTTCCTGTAAAACTCATAGGCGATCTTGAACGCCTGTTCTTCCTTTTCGTTCATGTCCGCACCCCCTGCAGGTATTCAATCAGCTGTTTTCCGGTACTCCGCCAGTCACAGAACCGGAATTTTACGCCATACTCATGCTGCATGGTGATCAGCACTTTCCTGAGAACCTCAGGCTTGAACTTGTGCATCGGCAGACCGTCCCATCCAATCGGCGAACGCCACAGGTCGAGGCGCCCGCCCGGCAGTTTCTCCTCTGTCAGGATGATCAGCTGGATCCCGCAGCGCTGAGCCCGCTCGCACTCCGCCCGGAAGCGGTCATGCTCCTGGAAGCAGCACATGGCGAGCTCCGGGACACCGTACTTGGTGTCCACGGAGATATCACCCTTGCCGGCGATCTGGTAATCGCCCACGTTCAGCGCCTGCCGGATAATCTCGATGTCATGCTTCAGGCAGTACTTGTGTATGTTGTCGTGCTTTGTCACCTGCTGGCGCGTGTCTTCATACAGGACCATCAGAACGGCAGTTCTTCCGTCTCAACCGGCGTGAACCCGATCGGATCCGCGGCGGCCGGCGCGGTCTGCGGAAGGCTGGATCCGTCAGAACGCGGCTTCATCGGTTTAACAAGTCCCTGGCGGACATCGTCCACCGTTTCCAGTTTGCCGATCTGTGTAAACGTGTTCCCGTTATAAACGCCCTCCCGGACATTGATGCCGACCAGCTTGCCCTTCAGCTCACCGATATGGTCCGTGTCGCCGTCCCACTTGAAGCCGGGATTGGATGCCTCAATGCACCAAATGCTGTTGTTCAGCGTCTTCAGGTCCCATTCCGGATGCTGCCGCTTCGCGTTGCTCGCGTCCGGGATCTGAATCTTATAGTCGCCCTTGTAGCGGACTTCGTACTTGCCGCCGGCGTTGGTGTCATGGTTGTAGCGCTTGGTGAAATACGCCGTCTGTTCGCCTTCGATGATGTCCAGGCGGAGGATGATCTGCTGATCAGGCGCCTTGCCTTCGATCTTCACATTCTTGATGCCGCAGACATACGCCCCGACGGGCAGCTGAGGGAAAGAGGCGGTCGGTGCTTCGCTTTTGAATCCATTGATCTTTGCCATTGTTATTTACTCTCCTTTTCGTTATTCATCACGGGCTCCATGCCGTAATACTCTCTGATGGTGTTGTCCACAAATGCCAGGTCGTTCGGGATCCGCTCCGGGAACATGTCTTCCGGGCTCTTTGTCGGGTCGTATCCGGTGGAACGCGTCCTGAACCAGTGCCCCTCTGTGTCAATCTCTGTCCGCAGCACGATGTCAAAGCAGCCTTCGACCGTGAGCTTTTCATCCAGCATCTTGCCGATTGTCTTTGCCTTGATCCGGCCGTTGCCGTCTGTCTCCGTGTGATGCAGGAAATAGACGATCACGTCATCCGGCGCCTTGTTGGTCACAAAATGAATCAGATTCCGGAAGTTCAGTGCCATTTCCGTGAACTTCTGGTAACCGGTCTCGCCGGCCCTGTCGAAAAACTCATTGACCAGCAGGTACTGGCTGTCATCGATCACGTACTGCTTCAGCTTCGGATCCGCCAGCGTCCGCATGATGTCCATATACGTCGCGTTTCGCTTGCACCGGAACTCTTTCCGGAACGGAAGCCGGGGCTTTTCGACCAGGAACACGCCAACCTTCTCCGGATCCATATTCTTGATGGCGAAAGTTTTGCCGCTGCCGCTCTCGCCCAGGATCAGAACAGGAATGCCCATTACTTGATCACCACGCTTTCCGTTGCCTCCAGGTGCGCGAACTCAAACTCGTACCCCTGTTTCATGCTGTCTTTCAGTGCGTTCTTGTCGATCTCCGGCTCTTTCATCCGCAGGAACTTCTCGCCGAAAGGCGATGTCATAAACATGTCGATCAGCGCTTTCTCGTCATCGATCACAACCTTCTGGCTGTGCGTCTGGTACACATTGCACCGGGGTGTCTTCAGCTTTTCCCCGTCCAGGGCGATCAGCAGCCAGTTCTTGATGGCGGTGATCTTGTTATCCAGCGCCCGCTTCCGGGCGGTCAGCTTGTCCGCTTCTTCCTTCACCGCGGCGGCCTCCGCGCTCAGGTCCTTCACCCACAGGGCGACACCTTCCAGCTTTTTATCCCGCTCCATCTGCAGGGTGTTCAGCCGCTCGGTGTCGAGGATCTCGCCGGTCTCCATATCCACACAGTCGAGGATGTCCTGGTCAATCTCATAGATCGGTCTCATTTGTTTTCCTTCCTTTCATATCCGATACACATCTTTGTAAACTTATCCAGCTGCTCCCGCAGCACCGGAGCCGGCTGACGGATCTCCGGGTTGTAGCGCACGGTGCTTCCGTCGCTCATGGGAACCATAAGATACGGGACTGGATTGCTCCGGCGCTCCCAGTGCTGGCGGGCTTTGCCTGTGTCAGCGATGACTCTGATCATCACATCGCCCCCAGGATCCGCAGAATGTGCGGCAGGTCCTTCAGCAGGCTGTTCCATCCGCTCGGGCTCATGCTGATCTCTTCACCCTCCGCCGTCCGCCAGTCCACGGCCTCGAATTTCTTGTCATAGTAGAACTCGCCCAGATCCGGGTGTTTGATCGCCGTAATCAGGAACTTGTCGATGTGGCAGGGCCCGACGATCCGCTCCAGCGGTTTCTTCAGCCCGTCGTCCGGTTTCTGCTCCGGCACTTCCACCTTGTGCACCACGTTGCCTTCCGGTGCCTCGATCATGATCGGGCCGTCCACTTTAATCTGGGGAATCTCCATAATGGCCTTCTTCACGTCTTCAAACTTCACCGCTGGCACCTTCTCCGGCACTTCCACAGTCTTCTCCCGCCTGCCCTTTGCCAGCTGTTCGTAGACTTCCGGCTGTTTCTTCTTCAGTTGCATCTTGATGTAGTACCATAATTTGTCCGGAGCAATGCTCCCGCACTCTTTCAGGAACGGCTTCGGGTTTCCGCCGTCCAGGGCGATCTCAATCGCCTTGTCTTTCTGTTCTCTCGAAATCTTCTGGTCCATATCGTTTTCTTCCTCACTTTCAAATGCTCTGTA